ACTTGCAGAGCTCCCCGATGATGCGCCCGCACTGCGTGGCGAGACCTTCTATACCCCACAGCCGGTGGAGCTCGGACTTGCCGACGGGAGCCGCACGATGTCGGAAGCCGTTGCCGAAGCCGTTACCATGGGGTGTGAGTACGCTGATGCCAACAAACTGAAGACTGCCATATATAATATTGTTTAATGCTTTAATTTTTAATTGTTTATGAATTTCAAAGAGAAACTTACCTCCGTTCTCGAATTCCTGCACCTCAAGCAGAAGTTCGATGACAAAAGTCTTTCCAAGGAAGAGTTCAACGCTGTCGTGGCCGAATACCAGAAGAAGTACCAGGTTACGCTCAACGATGACCTCGCCGCGGAGCAGACTGCGCAGCAGACCGCACAGCAGGCTGCAGAGTTCCAGACCACGCTCAACACCATCCAGTCGGTTCTCAACGGCATAGAGACAACGGATGCCACAGAGGGTGACGAGGGCGCACGGCAAAACCAGCCACAAAGCAATGCCACGCTCGAGGGCATTCTTGAAAGCATCAAGGGGATGCGCGCCGACTTCAAGGCATTGGCTGCAAAACCAGCTCCTGATGTGCCCGTACAGACGCTGACAGCATCTCCGCTCAACATCAATGGTCTCGGCAATACACCGGAATTTCTTTTCGGAGTGGAGCACCCGCTTTTCTCCATGAAAGACCGTTGGAATCAGATTGCCGCCAATCCCCGTGCGGCAGCAGCCATGCCCGAAGTGGATGAGCAGATAGACGGTGTTGCCTTCCACAAGGCAGCCTGCGGCTTTGCCAAGTCGCTCAAAAACCGCTACCAGTACCTCCAGCAGAACAAAATGCTCGATGCGCCTGCCCTCGCCGTAGGAAAGTATGCCACCAACTACGACGGCGTTAACAATGCCGGAGTCGGCGACCAGTTCATTGTACTGCGTCAGGACGCGCTCATCGCCCGCGTGCTTCAGGTGCGCGACCTCACCCAGTTCTTCCCTGTCGCCTATGGGTACCAAGACCGCGCCCTCGTGTTCAATGCCTTCTTCGATGAGATTTCCCAAGCCTATCAGGCCGGTGAGGTCTTCAAGGGCGGCATGAAGATTGAAAATCACATGGGTTATGTGGACGATGCGATGATCAAGATGGAATGGGGGCCGATGAAGGAACTCGAGCGCAAGTATATCGGCTATCTCAACAAGGAAGGTTCCGATCCCATCAAGTGGACAATGATCGAGTACCAGCTGCTCAACACCCTCACTACGGCGCAAGTGGAGCAGAACAAGCGGCGTATGCGCGGCATCTACGTGAAGCCCGAACAGGGTGTTGCAGGCTCTTACCTCAATGCAGGTACAGGCTTGCTCTACACGCTGCTGCGCTATGTCCACCAGTACGACATCAAGCCGCATACCGACAACGAGTACCGTTCTTACACACAGGCAACGATGCTTGCCGCCGTGCAGGAATTCATCGCTGATGTGCGCAGCTCCGTCACCGAAGACATGGACATCGACCAGCACTGCGTCTACCTCAACAAGAACCATCAGTCGTGGTGGATTAAAAATGTCCGTACCACCTATGGCAAGGATACCGACTTCGCCGGCCCGATGGGCGCGCTCAACGTAGTTCCCGACTCCACCGTGCATATCATTTGGCTCCCCTATCTCGGTCAGCTGCCGTTCATGATGCTGCACCAACCGGGCAACATCCAGTTCCTCGAAAATATTCCCGGAGAGATGCTTTCCATAAAAATGCAGGAACAGATGGAGCAGGTGCGTGCATGGAGCACTTGGAAAGAGGGATGTTCTGCTTCGTTTACGGGCCGTCGATTCGACACCAAGAAGGCTATGGACGATAATGCCTGGGAGTGGCAGCAGATATTCATAAACCTCTTCGCAGCCACCATCACCGACAAAGTGGACGGTGCAAATGGTTTCTGGCAGGTTACCGGCTCGACAACAACCGAAGACACCTACACAGACATTGACAATGCCAAGGCTGGGGTGGCTTACTGTATCGAGGCGGGTGCCGCCGACCATCTGCCGAAGATTGCCAAGTCTGGCAAGTTCGCCAAACTCTCTGCCGCGTTCACCGCTTCGGAAGTAGGCGACTACATCATGGTAATTCTCGGTAACGACGGCAACTTCCGTGAGTTAGAACGCTGCGTCGGTGGCAAGCGCACCATCAACAAAGAGCTTCAGCCGAATGTTCCGGGCGGACGGTAAATGTGGCCGTACACTTTGGTTTTTAATTAAATAAATGTTGTTCAACGCGGGGGGCTGTTCCGGCGGCTCCCCCGCAAAAACAGAAAACAAAATGAAAAAAGCAAAAATTCAAAAGGCACACAGGGCGTATGATCCGCTCAAAGGCTACAATTACGGGTGTCGCCAGATGCGCAATCTCTATATGGTGCTGTTTGCTGTGTTCGGCGTAGTGCTCATGCTCGGCGCATTCTGCGACCATTCGTTCCTGCTTGCCGGAGGCTCAGGCCTGTCTCTTGCGTCTATGGCTGTACTCGGCCATATAGACGATGTGTCCGACCGTGACACCCACGGCTCCGACATCTCCTATATTGTCTACCTCGTGGCCATCGACCAGATAGACCGCACCAAAGAGTTCCCGCAACCGAATGCCCTACGGCAGGTGGCCCCCGTTCCGATGAAACCGGGTGAGATACCACACTACTTCGAGGCGCACGACATCCCGACTTTCACGGGAACTACCGAGAAAGGTGATATCACCACCACGGGCGAGAACAACTTCGTTCTCATTATGGGTGGCGCGCGTGTCCCACTCTACAACTTCATTGAGGAATACAGCGGTGGCAAGTTCATCCTCTTCTTCAAGCACATCAAGAAGAAGGAGTGGTACATCCTCGGTGAGCTGGAACGTCCGATTATCCTCTCCAATACGGAGACGAAAGACGACAAGGACGGCCGTTACACCACCCTTACCTTCAAGCGGTCGTCGGTAGACTTGCCGCTCGTTTACACGGGTAACCCTGCCGTTGTGGCAGCCACCAACGTTGCGCCTGGGGCCACTAACATTGCCATCACCCCAGGTTCGAATACCTACAACATTCCCAATGGGACGGGAGCCGCTGCCGCCATCGCCACCGTGTCGGGACTTAGCAAGGGCGATAAGGGACGCTTCATTACTCTTGTTGGAACAGGAACAGACAAGCCCGCCACCATTGCCGATGGCTCTACCTTCATTCTCGAAGACGGTGCCACATGGACAGCCAAGACAGGCGCGTCTATCA